TTACGATAAATCAAGAATATAGACCACTTATAAATGATATTATGCGATTTTTAACATTATTAGTTGTTGTTAATATTATTATGTTTATGGCTAATCCAACTGATAATGTTCTATTTGGTAGCGCATATACAAAATTAATGATAGCTATATTATTAGGTGTAGCTACATATTGGTTAGTTGTTGACCAATTAATCGTATTTGATTAGAAAAAAACCTATGACTAATATATAAATGAACCAAACTACATATACAAGTAAATTTTATCTTGTTAAACCATTAGGTGACAATGTTCAAAATAACAATGTTAACTATCCATTAAGTTCATATCATACTTGGACTAATCAACGTGGCTATGGGAATATTGTTGTTGCTACTAATACCCCTACAAATAATATAGTTGGATCTATTCATCCTTGGAATAGATTACCTCCATTAGAAAGTCCATTTGATACATTTGTTCGTATTGAAAGTGCTTGGTCCACTAAGCCAATGGAATGCCCTAAACAAAATCCATCATATCAATATCAAAGTACTTGGAAACAATAAACACAACAACCGAATATACAATTTTTGATATAAAAACAACTATCCAATATAAATAGAAAAATGAATATTTATATTGAATATCTTAATAATATATACATAATCCCATCATACATTAATGAGACCTATGAAATGTCTTATGAACGTGCTTGGTGGATAGCAAAAAAACAACCTAAAACACCTGAAGAATTGAACACAATTATAAATGAATCATTAAGTTGGTCATTTAATAAATATTATGGTGTTCATTATTAAAGAGTTTTCATAACTGAACTACTCTTCTTTCCTAAATATCTACAAGTCTTTCTTTTACAACCAGCCCGATGGTCTTCTATTCTTCTACATCTTTGATTATAACTCATACAAGGTATATCTATAGCATTATAAATATATCTTTCTAAATCATAACCCCATTGTTTAATATCAATACGTGTTTCAATGTGTTTATCAATAGATTTTTTGCGAATAAACGCATTATATAAATTTTTGATATTTTTAAAAGGTATAACTAATCCCAAATATTTAAAGAATATTATATAATGATACTTTCTAACCAGTTCCATTTGAGAATGATGAACCGGATAATTGAATATTATACAATATATAAAATCCCATCCGGGAATATCTAAACTTTTACCATTATTTATATCACTAACATACTCTTCATATTTCTTATATACACTATCATATGTAGGGTCATCGTAATGTAATAAACCTTGTTTTCTAAGTTTATCATTAACCTTATTATGTATTAAGTATATCCATTTAGTCAATTTTTCATTATTATCTAAATAATTTTTTATGGATAATTCATTAATATATTGTGTGTATGACATACGACAATATATACAAGGTAATACGTGTTGAAGACTTTGAAAAAATATAGCATATGTGTCTTTTTCTATTTCATTTGGATTTTTTGGATAATTTTGTGCGATAGAATGTAATAATTTCCATCCGTCAGGTCCCCAAAAACGAGTATCCATATTAACTTTATTATTTATTTAGAGATAATTTCAGATAAAGTTTTAGACAATTATATTATAAAATGGATGTTCTACAAAAACTTTCTAAATTAAAAAATAAACATTGTTATTTTTATGCAGAACAAGAAGCAAATGAGTTACCATTTAGCTTAGAAATTGATTTAAATGATACAGCACATACTGCTCCTTATGATGAAACTTATCAACCATTGACTAATCTCCATTTAGGTCAACGAAAATTATTATTAAGTGAAATACAATTAATGATAGAATACTATAAAACATATGGTAAAAATAGCACAAAAACACCATTAATATTATATATTGGTTCTGCGCCAGGTATTCATTTACCATATTTACATAAAATGTTTCCTAAATTGAAATTTGTATTATATGATGGTGCTAAGTTTGATGACACTTTATATAATTCGCCAGATGTTTATGAAATTCACGCAGGAACTGATGGTTTTTTTACTACTGAAAAAGCATTGGAATTGAAAGGAAAATATGATAATTATGATTTATTGTTTGTATGTGATATACGTTTATCAAGTGAAAATTTATCACAGTTTGAAAAAAATGTTATGAATGATATGCGCAAACAAGAAGAATGGGTTCGTATATTTAATCCATTAATATCATTATTGAAGTTTAGAACTCCATATTATATGAAAGATAACCTAACATATATGGCTGGTAAATTATTATATGGTATATGGAGCCCTCCTAAATCAACAGAAAGCCGTTTATTAACACATCAAAAAGAAATTAATGAAAATAAAGAATATAATGGTTTATTATATGAAGAAAATCATTTTTATCATAATAAATATATACGACCTTTTACTTTTCGTCAAGCATTTATAGAATTTAATGAATATATTACTGAACAAAATGTATATTGTCCTTGTTATGATTGTTATGCTGAATTGAAAATAATAAAAGAATATACTGAATTAATACCATTAGTTAATACATCATTACAAAATATGGATGATGTGATAGAACATATAATGAACACAGGTATATATACTAATACAAATGTAAATAGATTATGGTCAAGTTCTACCACGTGGCCGCATAATTATGCGATAGAAGATGTAATAGAAGAACCATTAAAAAAATTGGATGATGGTCCTTTTGATTTTGTAGCAAATAGAAGAGTATTAAGTACCAAATATATGTTAATAGTTATACCAAAAATCAATATATATAAATTAGAAAACTTTGAAACTCTATTTAATGATTATATAACATATTTTAATGAAACTATAAAAAAAATTGATAATACTGACCATACATATTATCAAGTAGTGGTATTAGATAGTATTCCATATAAAGAACAGATATATTATGGCGCGTTATTAAATAGTGCTTATACCATAGCAGAAAATATGAGTGTAGAAACTATATTATTTCACGAACCATTTTTAAGACCTAATAAAAAAATGTTTGAATTGTATTTGAAGAATGAAATGAAGTACGAAAATATAAGACTATATAGTAATGTCTATGAAGATGCTTTTCATCCATTATCAGTATTTGAAATAAACTTAGATGCATTTTATAGCACAAATGGATTTCCAAATAATATATCTGATGTATTAACTTGTTATAATATATGTTTTGATAGATTTAAACAATCTGTTAATAATATTTATTATGTAACAAATAATGAAATTGAAAGTAATTCAGTTTTTTATAATATAGCATATACAGATGATATAGTAAATGTAAGACCTGTAAAATTATTAAGTGAATTATCAAATGATGAAATAAATAAGTTAAATATTATTAGGGAAAAATCAAATTATGATAATTGGTGTGGATTAAAACAACTATATTATTTTCATACAGAACAAATAAAAAAGTATATTGATATGAATGGAAATGAAACTGATATGAAAATATATACTATATCACCTCACGAAAGTTGTTCATTATACGATACGATTGATATTAATGGAACTAAAATAGATAATATAGATGATATAAATAGAGTTGTAATGGATTATTTAAAAATATGTATTGTAAAATATTTACCTAATGAAAAATATGTGATTATAGATGAAAATAAAATATCGTTGGAATATTTAACAACAGATAAATATCTTGGTATAAATATTAATTATGGGGAGTTTATAGAAGGTATATTAAATATTTTAGAGGATATATATTTATTTGTAATATTATTGAAAAGTGATAATGAAGAAATTAAAAAGATATTAGATTTAATAATAAAAAAGTGGTGTTCATATATGACTATTATAAAGGATATAGATTTGAAAATAAATAAAAAGAATGACCCGCGTTTATTTATATTAGAATTAGAAAGGCCTGAAAGATTAATAGATGATAATTTAAGTTGTAATTCTATATCAAAACTAAAATTATTATATAGGAATTCACGAACTAAGATGGATGATATTAAATTGCGTTCATTATTTTATCATTATGACGAAAATATACAAAAAATATTTAAGTTTATGTTAGAATATAATAAATATACTTATTTGAATTTAATAGTACATAATTTAAATGTGAATAAAGTGATAAAACAAATCAACGATTTTGAACAAACAATCATATAAACATTAGATATTATTTTATATAAAATAATATGGAATGTCCATTATTACAAAAAAGTATATGTGAATTATATACTCATAATAATAATTTAATATGGAATGTATCTAATGAAATAGATATAAAAGAAAGCAATGATGAAGCGGATGAAATAGAAAATATATTGAATAAGCACAAAGAATATATTGATAATATTGACAAAAATATTTGGAATTATAATAAAAAATTGGTAAATGATTTTGAAGCATTACATATACCATCTAAAAATATGTTAGATAATTATGGTGTAGCTGATTATATTCCAATAAGTCGTGCGTTTTTTAAAATGTGGGAAATATTGAATGACTTCCCATCAATATTAGATATATCTGGAAATATATTATATGGTGCTTTATGTGAGGGTCCCGGTGGATTTATAGAAGCATTCAATTTTTATCGTAAGAATAAGGATGTTAAAGATAGTATAGTAGCAATGACATTGCGTAATGATTTAGATGAGACCATTCCATCTTGGAAGAAGTCAGATGAAATATTGAAACAGTGTAATAGAATATATATAACATATGGATATGATAGCACAGGTAATTTATATAATATAAGAAATATAGAATATTATGTTGATATGTTTGGTGATAATAAGGCAGATTTAATAACAGGTGATGGTGGATTTGATTTTTCAGAAAATTATAATAATCAAGAAATAACAATAATTCGTTTATTATGGTGTGAAATAGTAGCTGGTATATTGTCATTAAAGAAAGGTGGATCAATGATAATTAAATTATTTGATATTTATAAACAAGTAACTAAGGATATATTGTATGTATTATGTCATTATTTTAATAAGGTGTATATATGTAAACCACATTCATCCCGTCCATTAAATTCTGAAAAGTATGTGGTATGTATAGATTTTAAGAATAATATTAATGATAATGATGTAGAAAGTATGAAAAATATAATAGAAAATATGAATAGTGTTAATTATAAGAGATTATTAAAAAATGAAATAGATAATGATTTTAATGATTGTATCAAAGCAATAAATACAGCATTTGCTTTTAGACAGGTTCGTTATATGAATAAAGTATTCAATATAATAAATAAGAATGTTATGTATAAGGAGATAACATTATTACATAAGGAACGAATTATATATGCGACTTCTTGGTGTATGAAATATAATTTTCCGATAAAGAAAAAATATTCAATATTATTGAGAATTAAAAGGTGAGCATTTTTGATTTATATAAAATAGGATTACGAAAGCATTCAATATAATTTTTACCATAAAATGACAAATCATTATAGTTATCATCTAATTTTATTTTAACTGAACCTAAATTAGTATAAATATTATGAATACCATATTTATTGATATAATTATGGATAAGTTGATTATTTATTTTATTATTTCGGGTATATTTTGTTTCAATATGAGAATGGAAAGATAGGTTATTATTTAATAGCCAATTATGTTTAGAATATTCATTTATTGCTTCATCTAATGTCATAATATCTTTATTGTTATAAATAAGAAAGTATTTATTATTGGAAAGCAAAAACAAATGGCTAAACATCTATACTAATATATAATAGAAATTATTTATAAGACTTTATACGTTTATATATTTTTAAATTTCTCCACTATTTAATATAAATTATGTCTATACTTATAAATAATTTTACAGATATAGACTATCTATATGAGTTATATGATAGTTCATATTGTATAATTTTTTCAAATCGTGATAATATTGATATATCTTTATGTAATACAGATTTAATAATTTTTGATTTATATGATGAATTAATACCCATTAGAAAGAGTGTATGGAGGGAGACAAATAAGGCTTGTTATTTATTAGCAAATGAGATATCAAGTATGGTTAGTAATTATAGTATAACAAATAATATATGGAATATATTTTTTATAGATTATATGATGAATAATAGACCGAGTGATGGTGAATTATTCATAATGGAAAATGATATATCCGGAATATTTGGAATATATGATAAAAAGCATATAACAGTTGATAAATGTAAATGTCGTCTATTTTTTTCAAGTAAGTTAAAAACATTTGTATTATATGATGTATTTGAAAGTGAGATGGATAATAATAAATACATAGTCGGTCAATTGATGTCACATTTGAAAGTAGATTATCCTAATATATCTTTTAAAGATGTGAGTAATGGTGTATATAAATGTCCAATATCTTGGCGAAAGTTTAGTGGAAATACTTTTGGAATATGTAAAAATAGTGAAAGACCAATAATAAAACCGTGGTTAATAAATAATGAAATGGATTATTATCCAATACATATATTATCTGAATTAAAAATATTATATGTATGGTTGATATTATTATTTAAGTATATGAATGGTGGGAAAAAAAGTAAGAGAGATGATTATAAGAAAATAACATATATATTTAGTGATATAGAATATGAAAAATTAAAAAAGTATGCGAAAGATGAAAATATAATAGAATATATATTGGATGGTTATTTAAAATTTGTTGGAATAAAGTGGCAAAAAGAATATATATTATATGAGATGAATGTTGATAATAATAAAAGATATGTATATCCATTAGTGCCGACCATAGATGATTATGATGTATATAAAAAGAGTAAATGGATGAATAATTGGGTAAAGAGATGGAAATTGTGTAATAAAATAGATAAAATATTAGTGAATATTTTTATAGAAGATGATATTGAAAATAGTGAGTTGAAGAAGAGAGAAGATATATTAATACAGATAGATATAGGATTAAATAAGGATGGACGATTAGTGAATATAGTATATATGGAAGAGAGTGATGATATGATGAAATGGAAGAAGATGTTGGATAATTTTTTGAATATGTGGGTAAAATAATAGTCATACTTATTATAAATATAATGAGAATAACTTAGCTACTATCTCTTTTTCTTTTTAATTAGAGTAAGCAAGACCACCCATACCAGACATAATACGTAATACGTTATAATTAACAGCATAAATACGACAATATGCGTTAGCTTGAGAGGTAGATGATGGAGTTCCTTCAACAAGAAGACCATTACCTGGGAATGATAAAGTTCCTTGATTTAATGTATTAGATGTTAATGTTAATAATAAGTTAGCATTATCAATACGACTGAAGTTACAAGAACCAGATGGTTGATGTTCTTCAGGACGTAGAGCGAATGAATAGACATTGATACCGACTTGTGGAGTACGAGTATGATGTTGATATGGTTGAACATAATTGAAATAATCACCATCACGAACAGCAAAACGGTCTTGACCATTAAGTTGTATTTTAGCAGTAGCAGTAGTATTATAACCTTTATCCATAATGTAATTACTATTTGATAAGTCAATACCGCCAAACATACCAAGAGCATTAGGGAAACATTCAGCTAAACCGAATATTAAATTGCTACCAAGAGGGTCAAATGTGAAAGTAGGAGTAGTATCAAGACGGTCAGTATAATTACACCATTGTAGGTAAGTTTGACTGAGTGCTTTTTGAGTGACCCATATGATTTCTTTGACTGGATGATTAAAGTTGAGTTTAATTTTAGTGGATGTTGAAGATGTAATAGTTTCTTCACCAGGGTATTGTAATTGTTCAATTAAGTATTCGTGTGATAATTGAGCAAAACGGCGACGTTCATCTGTATCTAAGAATACGTAATCAACCCATAATGAAGCGGATACTAGTGAACCAATATCAGTACTAGTTGAATTAGGAACATATAAGTTATTTGATGAAGCAGGGTCAGTACTTGGACTTTTAACTAAAGCATAAAATAGATATTTAAGAGCAGAAAATTCAATATTAATTTTAACTTCGTGATATTGAAGAGCAATTAATGGTAAAGCTAAACCTGGATTACGACAGAACCAAAATTGTAATGGAATATATAATTTAGTTTGTGGAATAACACCATTTTGACCAAGACCAGCTTTAATTTGTGGATTAACATTATTGGCAGTAAGAGCAGGCATATTACCGACCATACGTTGATATCCAGCGTCTTGACCAGGTGGAAGTGTTAATTGATTCCAAATATGTAACCATTCACCATAATGTTTGTCAATACGTTGACCTCCAATTTCAACTTCAACGTAGTTGATTAGGCGTTCTCCAACATAATTGACCCAATGAGCATTTGAAGCATCAGCTATTAAAGCATTAGATACATCAACAGATGGTAAAACTGCTTCTAAATACATACGGTAGATTAAATCACCGTTACGTGAGATAGTGCTACTAACTTTTTTACCAAAGTCTGGTGTTCCGTTGAATGTTTGTTCAATAGCTTCTACTGAGAAATTAGTGTGTCGTCTATAGACAACTTTAAAAAATGTTATTTGTGGGTTACCTGTTAAATATACATCTTGTGAGCCATATGCGACTAATTGCATTAAACCACCAGCCATTTTATACTATTTTATATATTATGATAAAAGAAAATAAAAACTAATGATAAAACTTATATGTTTCTTCAGTTTTAGATTGCGTTCATATTTCGTTATATATCAAACATCATAATAATTTTAGTTTAAAGATATTAAAAATTCTAATATTTTAGATACATATGTATGCCTGTTTTTAAACATAAGAAAAAGACTTATAACCCTAAAAAGGATGAATCAGCACCAATTACTATAGATGATACACATAGTAATAAATTACAAGAATTAGATGAATTATATAAGTCTATACCAAAAAAAGAGAAAACTATAAGTGATTTAGAGGAAGAATATAAGAAGTTATGTATAGTAAAAGAAGACTTATCAAATAATATAGATGAATTGATAGAGAAACGATTAGAATGTCGTGAAAAGATAGAAGATATAAAAAAATGTATAGAAAAAATTAAAAATGATTATAAAAGTAAGAATTATCAATTAGATTCTTGTCATATATTATTTCATTATTTTAATGAAAATATTGATGAGAAGAAAGTTAATCAAAAAACAGTAGCACATATAAATAAGAATAAAAAGAGTATATTAGATTTTTTTACACAAAAAGTAGAAACAAAACAAGAAACAGTTCAAACAGATTATATAAATAATAAATCAAAATCGTTATTAATGGATGAATATTTATCTTATATTGATCCCGCTTATGTTAAAAAAACAGCATTTCAAACATATTTTGAGGAAATATGTCAATTATGTAAAGAACAAAAAATTATAAATATGATGGAAAGTGTTCTTATATGTCCTAATTGTGGAACTGAAGAAAAAATATTAATTGATTCAGAATTACCATCTTATAAAGAACCGCCACGTGAAGTAACATATTTTGCTTATAAGCGTATAAATCATTTTAAAGAATGGTTATCACAATTACAAGCTAAAGAAAGTACTAATATTGATAAGGATATTTTTGATAAGATATATAATGAATTGAATAAGGAAAAATATATAGATAAGAGTAAATTGAAATCTGAGCAAGTATTACAGATATTGAAAAAGTTAGGATTATCTAAATATTATGAACATTGTCCATATATAACTAATCAAATATCAGGTAGGCCTGCTCTTAACATAGACCCTGAAACTGAGGAAAAGGCAATAAATATGTTTAAGGAAGTTCAAGGACCTTGGATGAAATATGGGATGAATGATCGTTCAAATTTCTTTTCTTATCCTTACATATTGTATAAGTTTTTTCAATTATTAGAGAGAGATGAATATTTGCCCGAATTGAGATTATTGAAGACAAGAGAAAAGTTACAAGAACAAGATGAAGTTTGGAAGAAGATTTGTGATGAATTGAAATGGGAATTTATAAGAACTGTCTAATCAACGATACCTAATTCAAGTATAGTATTATCATTATTATTACAAATATAGTCTAATGGTGTATTAATAGGATATTCTAATACTTTATAGAAAGGTTTATAGGAAGTATTGGTATTTAGGTATTTTTTGTATAGTATATAAGAGTTATCAATAGCAGATTGTTTATCAAGGTAGATACCGATGACATTGTAGTCAATAGTAGAATTAATATGAGAGAGTTCTTCAAGTAGAATATATATTTTTGACATAGACGCTAAAATATACATTCAAAAAAAAATGGAAATGCTCATTCTTCATCCCTCATACAAATATGTCGCGGGTATATTGAGTATGTTTTTAAGAGATTGTATATATTCACAAGCTTTATTTTGATTATTTTTTATATATTTCCATTCGCATTCCCAAATGGAAATATATTTATATCCTTTTTCTTTACAGAATTTGTGTTTTTCAATTGTTCTATCATAGAGTTCTTTGAATGTTTTCTTACATCTTGTATTTACTAAATCGCGATTTGTAAAGCATTTAGGACAACCGTGAAAATAACAACCATCGTATTCAAAAATAGTATTAAGTTCTTTACAATAACCATCAGCTAATTTGAAAGAGCCAATAATACGATGTTCTTTTTCATTTTTAATATTGATAATATTGATTTGAAGTTTAGTCATAAGAAATTCTAGCCATTCAATTTGAGATTTAGAGAAGCCATTTAATGAACAACGAGTACAGCCACAACCAAAGGCAACATGACATTGATACGATTGTAAAAATATTCCGTGTTCAGTACCATCTTTATATTTTTGATGACAGATTATTTTGAATGGAGTTGAATTATTAATATATTCAATAAGAGAATAATCATATTTATCACCATGTATTCGTTTAGCATTATTTATTACAGTTTCAACAGAAAATCGTCTATCTATTGACATTTGTTCATCATGGCATTTTTTACATCCGTGTCCTTTTAAATGAACACTTGCGTTTTGTGTAAATTCTCCATGTTTTCGACAAATTATAATAATATCATCTTTACATGTAGTATATTGAACTTTAGAATAGTCAAAAGTGTCTCCGTGTTTATCTTTACATTGTTTAATAAACTCATCATTAGATTTTTTTTGTAGATTGTGAGCACTTTCAATACCACATCTAGGACATCCTTGTCCATTAATATGTGCTTTAGGAGTTTGAGTAAATTTATTATGAATAGGACATATTATAATAATTTTAGTATCTGTATTAATATAATCTATTAAGCTATAGTCATATTTATTACTATGAACATTATTAGCATTACTTATGAATTGGTCTTTATAATTATTAAATTTATTTTCATTAGAACATGATATACATCCTTTTCCACACAAATGTGAACCAGCCATTTGTTCAAATTCTTTATGAATAGGACAGATTATAATAACTTTATTTTCCCATCCTCTATAATCAACTTTAGAATAGTCATATTTATTACAATGTATTTCTATAGCTCTTTCAATAAATTTATCGGTTGTTAATTTATTATTGTTAGCACCTTTTTCATATCCACATTTAGTACATCCAGACCTTGCTAAATGTTGTTCTGGTCGTTGATTATATTCACCATGTAAAGGACATATTATAATAACAGTTGTATTATAATCAATATATTTTACTTTAGAATAATCATATTTATCTCCATGTTTTTTTCTTGCAATTTTAATAAATTGTTCAGTTGTATTATTTCTATTACTAGATTTATCAATACATTTTTTACAATTATGTCCGGATAAGTGTATATCAGTTCTTGTTAAAAAGTCTCCGTGTATTTTACAAGTTATAATGACTTTAGTCCGTTGATGTGTATATAATGTTTTATAATAATCATATTTATTACTATGTATTTCACGAAAACGTTTTATATAATTGATTGTTTTGTTATAAGCATTATCATCAATTTTATGTAAATCACATCTTGTTAATTTATTTTCAATAATATTTGATGTAGCGATATTTTTACAATCATCATTAATACAATAATCTATATTGTTCATTTTATAATTATTTAAATTAAATTTGTGTAGATATTAATCAATTTAAATAATTATTAAATCAAATTTGTTTAGCGTAATGGGATACCACCAACTAATCCAGCACCTATTGAAAGACCTGCTCCTTGTCTAACAGAGTTCGCCATAATTGAGGGAGAAAATGTATCAAGTAAAGCGAAAGTTGTTGCAGCAGTAAATGCGATTACTAAAATTTCACCAGCATCCATCTTCTTTTGTGGAATAACATATGCTGCTAACGCAACCATTAAACCTTCTACTAAATATTTAATAGCACGTTTAATGATTTCACCTAAATCAAATGCTGAACGAAAGTGTTGAACTTCTTTTTGAACTGTATCCATATTTATATATTATACAAATAAAAAAAAATACTTAAAGTTTAAATGTTTGTTCTATTTAAGAAGATGAGTAGTGATAAAGAAGATTTTTTAACTGTTGACCATACTATTCCTGGTCAAAATTATGTTTGTTTAAGCTTTGTATCCCCAGAAGAAGTTATT